GCGGCCACGATGGCGTCCGCGGTCTCAAAAGCGTTGTCCGCCTCCCCGCCAGGAGAATTGATCCTGAGCAGGATGCCGTCTACGTCTGGATCAGCCAAAGCGCCGCGCAACTCCCCGGCGATGCGCACATAGGTGCTGACGCCCCAACCATCCCACCAGCCCGAATCGTTGACCAGGACGCCGGACACGTCGATGATTGCGATGCGATTCACAACCTCGTAAGACTCTCTCGCGCCGTACCCGGCATCAATGGCGGCAAGATGCACCATGTGCGGGCGTGCCCCAAGACATTCCTGCAAAGCCCGTCTGCTCATTGATCAGCGACCTCCTGCGCGTTCTGTTTGCGTGTCACATCACCGCTCGATTTGGAGCCCCGTCGCAGCCTGGCCCGATCTTCTCGCGCCTGGTCCTCCGCAATCTCGCGGTCGATCACTTCCGGGTCGTACCCCATCCCCTTAATCGCCCTCGTCCTGCTCTTCAGGAGGTTGTCGATCAGCAGGATCTCTGCCTCCGCGTCCTTGAGCGGGTCAACCCATTCCCAGGCGTGCGGTTGCCACTCAACATCGAGGTATGCTTCCGGACTCCGCGCATAGTCGCGCGCGTCGATCACGCCGGCGAGCGCCGCCGCGTCGATCCAGGCCCGCCACACCGGGCGGCAGAACTGGTAAACCATCACCTGATGCTGGAACTGCTCGCAGCGGCGGCGGAACTCCAGCAAGCCGGCGCGAATCGAGGAGTAGTTGACCCCGGTCAGGTCGCCGGTCAACTGCTCGTATGTGACCCCGATCCCGGCCGCAATCTTCCGCAACTGGGCCCGCATGAACTCGACGTACATCCCGCCGACATCGACCGGCTTGGAGTGCTCCACTGTCCGCCCTGGCGGCACTCGCACATAGCATCCAGGCTCAAGCCCTTGAATCGGGACGCCGTTTGAATCCGTCTCCCCATCGCGCCCGAAAATCGACGGCCCCTCCACCGTGTGATCCTGCTCGAAGAAAACAACCATCGTCGCGATGGCCTTTCGGACCAACTCGGCGCGATCGTATTTCTCCAGCTCGTACAAGGCCAGCAAAACAGGAGTGAGCCACGGTTGCCCCCGATGCTGGCCGGGCCGCAGCGGCTTGTAGAGGTGCAGCACGGACTCTGCGGGTACACGCGCCATGTCCAGACTGGTGAAAAACAGTGGCTCCTCGCCTGGGTGCTCCCGGTACAGCCAATAAGCCACACGGCGCCCGATCTGATCGAACTCGATCCCCCACCGAACCCTGTTGCCGTTGGGCAGCTCGCGGCGTTCATGCAGCGGAAGATGCTCTGGCTCAAGCAGCTGAATCTGAATCGGAACTGTCAGCCCATCTTCTTTCCGCCTGCTACGAAGGCGCGCGATGCATTCTCCTGCCTCGATGATCGCCCGGCACACAAGCGATTGGAGGCCGTAGAAGTCCGTCAGTCCCGCAGCATCTGCATCATCAGTCCAACGCAGCCACAGCTCTTGCAGTCGCTGCTTCACCACGGGGTCAGGGTGCTTCGGTTGCGGCACTATTCCAGCACCGATCGCGTTAGCCACGAAACTCTCAATCGCGTTGGCAGCCCACGGGTTACGTCTTGCCATGTCGCGCGATTGCCTGCGCAGAGCATCTCCGCCACCAGCGACGAGAGCATTGATGGCCGCATCGCCCGGCTCCCATCCCTTGGTTGCCAATCCTGACCCAGTGCTGTTGTAGGAAGGAGTCAAGGCGTGCGCTGCGCGCCACAACCAACTCGACATGACTTGTCGCACGGATCGCATTAAAGTCCCTCTCCGGTGTAAAACCGGCCAATCGTGGACGTCGACGTCGCCGACGCGCTCCTGATCTCGTTGTCGATGATGGCGAGCGCCTTCTGAAGCTCGTCCATCGATCGCTTTGTGATCGCGCCAGCGCCAGACTCGATCTTCTGATTCGCCTTGGCAATCTCCGCGATCAGAGCATCACGCTTGGTTTGCAGTTCAGAGAGTGTCATCACAGAAACCCTCGCATCCAATTGGACCCGACGACGTTCCCACCGCGCCCAGCGCCGCCAGCATTGACAGTTACATGCTCTCGAGCGCCGCTCGCTTTCTCGCGCGTCCGGCGCGCAGCCTCGGCAACTTGATCCGCCAGGTGATTCAACCGCAAACCGCCGGCGTAGAGCGAGTGCAGCGCGGCGTAAGCGTAGACCCGGCAGTCCAGCGCCTCATTCCTGGCACCATCCGGTTTCCGCCAAACCACCTTCGGGTAGCCATTGTGGTACTGCGTGTACTTCTTCTCGCTAGTCAACTGCTCGAAGTACTCCGCATCACGGCCAATCGGAAAGTGGCAATAACCAGGACCACCTTCGCCGATCTTCAACCTGTCGTAGATCGCAGTCTTGGCGGCATCAACGCCAACCATAAAGAACGGCGTTTGATTCTTTCGACTAGGCTTGCGAGGCCAGATCGGCGCATCTCCAGGTTTCCCCTTGACCGCATACACGCGTCGCCCGTAACGATCCCGAGTGAAACGCAGCACCGTCGCGTCCTTGAAGCCGCAATCAATGCACGCAGCAGCGATCCGCAACGGCAAGCCACCTTCGTGATGGTACTCAGATAGCAGAACCTCCTCCAGGCGCTGCCACACCTCCGGACGGACGACGTCGCCCGGGATGACGTGATATGCGAGCGACCAGGACTCCTCGTCACGCCCCCACCCCACGACCTCGACCTCCAGCCGGTCGGCCTGGACGTCCACGCCCGCAGTGATCACAGCAACTCCGTCAGGCACCTCCGCAGCATACGGCTCACATCGATTCCAGATCGCGAGATGGTCGATCTGCTGGTCATGCCGCTCTTCCCACAGATCCGCCAGCACGGTATTCACGAATGCCTTCAGCGTCTCCGGCGCCCTTCTGGCTTCACAGAACTCCGCAGCGATCGTGCCCCAGGAGCGCTTGGGCGAAATAAGCTGTGTTACACGGAAGCCGGGTATCTGTGAGTCAGGATTTTGCGCACGGTATTCCCCGTTCTCCACCATCCATGCCTTCTGGTGATGCGGGATGAGCTGCATGCATCCAGCGCAACGATAGGCAGCATCCTCCGGGTGCCCTTCGGGCCAGACCAGTCCCGGCCCAGTCCCATCTCCAAGCACCAGTACCTGGAAGTGGCCACAGATGGGACATGGCACAAAATACTCACGCTGGTCGCTCTCCTTCCACGCCAGCTCAATGCGGCTGGCGCCCCGGACTGTCGGAGTCGAGCAAATAAGGATCTTTTTGTTATGCTCAAACTCCGCCGTCCTGCGGATGGCCAAAGACACAGGATCACCCTCGCTACCAGCACTGGCGGGATAGCGATCGACCTCATCCAGCAGCAAGTATCGGATCGGGCGCATCGCTAATCCGGACGGAGAGATCGCGCCGGTAAACGTGATATGGCCGGCACCGTTGCGGAAGACCTTGTGTAGCGTGGTATTGTTCGAGTCCCGCGACTTGACCGTCGCGATCTTACCCCGCAGACACGGCGTCATCCGAAAGAGCGGCGCCACGCGGTCCTTCGAGAGAGCCTTCGCGTCTTCCGCACGGGGTTCTACGACCAGCACAGGCCCAGGATCAACGTCCGCAATGTAACCCAGGAAGTTGACCAGCACCGACGTCTTCAGCATCTGCGCCGCACTCATCAGCACGACCTGCTTGCACGGGTGCGAAGGGCTCAAGACATCCATTGGCTCTCGCTGATACGGGCGCGTATGCCACTGGCCGCGCTCCGCAGAACCGGCGCCGGACAGCACAACATTCTCGTCCGCCCACTGCGAGACCGTTATCTCGCGCGGAGGCATCATCGCCTCTGCCCCGATCTGATGCATTGAGAATGTCCCGCCCATTTACAAACCCGCATCTGCGATCGCCTTGGCGATCTTCTTTCGCAATGCAGTGGCCTCGTTACTCAAAATCCTGTGCACTGCGGTTTCGTCTGTCGTGGCCGCGAGTACTGGAGTTAATCGGTCTGGCCAGGTAGACAAGGCATCCCCCACAATCGCGGAGAACTGCGCAGCATATTCTGCCGCCTTTTCTGCGCGCAGCAAGCGGCCGGCGCGCTCCTCATATTCGAGTTGAGCCACCTTCGCACGGTACGTCTCGCTAACAGCCCTCGCCCGGAGGTATGCGGCGACAGGATCGGTCGAGACCTCGCCGGGCTGCGGAATGTTCGCTGCGCGGTTTCCGCGCTGTGCGGCAGACGGCGTCAGTGCTTTTGCGAGGAGCGTCTTCCCCGCAAACGTGTTGCGATCCCACTCCTGATTGGCGCGCTCTGGGTCAATGGTGCCGTCCGGATTCGGTGTGATGCGCCTGCTCTTGATCGCCTTCTGCACTGCAACGAGCGTCACCCCGCGCATCCTGGCGTATGCACGAAGAGAAACACCCATCACGCTGCGGCCTCCCTGCTGGATGCCAGAACATCAAACGCGATACCATC